CGCCCGGCCCACGGGGAGGAAGGGGGGGGGGCAGGGGGGGGAGCCGATGATGTCGATAAGCGAAAGCACGAGAAACGGGACAAGGTATTTCACCGCCTTTCGGCTTGTCATCTTCAGCCCCCGCGACGTCGTGGGTTGCCCGCGTTCGTGGGCTTTGCGAATGCCAAAGAAGAGGTCGAGTGCCATGGCGATCAGTATTGCCGCGGTGCAGAAAATGATGAGCACGATGTGAAGATACAAATGCTGTTCGGCAAAATGAATGAGGGTTTCTTGCATAGAGGTTTGGTTTTTGTGTGTGGTTATATAAATCGAGTGGAGTGAGAACCGCGGGCGTTCGGATTTTCACCAAGGCTTCACGATTTCACCTTTCCACCAAAGCAGGGGGTCCTCTCTGTTACGGCCTAACATGGTGAAGACGGCGGTGCCTTTTTGGTCGATCTTCACGCCGCCGATGAAGAGCGACGTCGGGGTATCGTTGAAGACCATAAATTGCGCGCCGTAGTAGCGCATTAGGTGGCTGTTATCCTCCGTGAGTTCTGCGCGGCCTTCGCCCAAGGGGTCATTACTCGTGTCGATTGTAGGCCTCAGCGCGCCGAAATTGCCGCGGAAGATGACGTATGTGCCGACGGCAAACGGGTTTAAGTAGAAAACGTCCCCGTTTCTTCCCATTTCTCCCCCGTATTCTTTCCAATTCTCGGGGGTTATCACCACGGGGCGGCGACGAATGAAGCCCGCAAAGGTTGCCGTGCCCCCGATGTAGGCCGTTCCCGTCGCGGCGTCGAGTTCAAAGGTTGCGTTTCCCCGCTCATCGCGGCCGACAACGTTCTCCACCTGCAAATTCTTGATGAGCGAAAGCCGCGCCAGCAGCAAGTCGGTAGCCACGAAGCCCAGATACGTGCCGAGCTCCCACCATTCCGAGTCGGCTGCGGGGGCTTTGTCCGCCGACTTCGCGTGGGGTTGTTTGCATTGGTAGAACTGCACTTGCTCGCCTTGGCGCACTTGCACCACGTCCAGATAGGTCTCGCCCGCGTGTCCGCTCTCAAAGGTAGTGCCGTCGGGCAATCGGTCGTAGTCGCCGAGCGGCCGCACGACCGCACCCCGCACCCCGGGCGACCCGTCGGCGCCGCGTTGGTCTCTGAACGAGGGGCACCACTGCGTCGCTCTGTCTCCTTCTTCCAACTTCGGGGCGCACCACACCACGCTCTTTGCGTAGCCCGTGTGGGGCGTCGTTTCGCGGTGCCAGGCGCGGAGCAACAGCAGCACGCCGTCGGGGTCTTGCACCGCGGGAGTACGGAACGTGAGCGACACACGCGTCCAGCCGTCTTGTTTCACCGTATTGGGATGGAAGTGCTCCGCGGGTGTGGGATAGACAATCAGCCACGCCACGTCCGCCCCGCGCACATAGGCTGAAAATGTGTAGGTGCGTCCGGGAATGAGTTGCCCCACGTTTTGGAAGAGCTGCGCATATTCGCCATCCTTCGTCCCGGGGTTGATGGCACACAACGCGGGCACACAACCATCGACGGCCGAAGAGAATAGGCTGATGTTGGCGCGCCCCGCAACGGGTCCTTCGCCGTGTGTGCCAATCTTCCAGGCGCTCTCCTTACGGCCTAGCTGCAGAAAATCGGTGCCGTCCAGCAGATTCGGGCGCGTCGGTTCGGCGTTTGCGCCGTCCTTGGCCAGTCGGGTGTCTAATCGCACGGGCGTCCGCACGCTAGTCCCGTCCGAATAAACCACCCGCTCGTACGTCCAAAGCCACGGTGTTTGCGGCGTTGGCACGGGCGCGGGCGCGGTGTTTCTCCAATCGCGGGCGCCGTATTCGGGTGCGGTACCGTCGGGCGTAAGCATATAGAACGTTTCGATGCGGTCAATGCCGCGCCCGTTATCGCCCTTCTCGCCGGGGGCGCCGCATTCGCCTTTCGCTCCCGGTTCACCCTTTGCACCCGGTTCGCCTTTTGCCCCGTCTTTACCCGGTTCGCCTTTTATCTTCGTCCACTTGTATTTTGAAAAATCCTTGGAGTCTTCTTCATAGTGATCCGTATAGGTCCCGATGTACTCGTACGTCTTCCCTGCAACGGGCACGACGCTGAAATCTTTCCACCCTTTGTCGTTAGAATAGGCAATGTGCAGATAGGCCGTTTCGCCATTCGTCCCGTCGCGCCCCGGCAACCCTGTGGCGCCGTCCCTTCCGATGTATTTTGTCCACGTGTATTTCTTCGGGTCGTCGCTGTCTTCCGGCACTTCATCACAATACATTCCGATGAAGGGGAGATCACCTGCCGGGGTTTGCGACATGCCTCGGCCGTATTTGTCGGCGGCGTAGGCGATGTGTGTGTACGAGCTCCGACCGTCTGCACCGCGTTCGCCGGGGATGCCGCGTTCGCCTCTTTCTCCTTGCAAGCCTTGCAACCCACGAATGCCGGGATCGCCCTTTTCCCCCTTCTCGCCTCGTTCGCCCTTTTCGCCTTTCTTGTCCATCTCCGACAAGCACCACGGGGTGGCGAACTCGCCCGTCTCCATCTTCGGGTGGCAGATGTCCAGATAGTTCCCTTCGCTTTTCGGCAAAGAGAAAAACGTTCTCAAGTTTTGAGGTAAATCGTCCTCTTCTGCGTCGTAGAAAAAGCTCAACGAATGCGTTACCCACTCTTTTGTAAGCCTGAAATACAAAATAAGATAACCTCCATCTTGTGTCCCGTAAATCCCCTCCCTCTTGACACGTGGAAAGTAAGGCGCGTTCTTCTTCCGTGCCCCCGGGTAGCAATGAAACCTAGCAGCACCGCTCCCTCGGCACTTAAAAGAAATAGTGTACCACGTGCCCCGTGGATATCGATTCCCGAAAGGTTGATCCAACACGTGAGCTACACGTTCCTCGTTATTTCCTTCTATATGGAAATAGTTATCGCCGTCCACACCGCCGGGTAAAATACTCGCGTAGGGTCTGTCCAAATACCCCTTAGTGAAGTGGGGGCGTGTTACGTAATCGGTGCAGTGCCAAAGGTTCGGATTTGCCGCCGGTGTTCCCGTTTTGTCATTCTCCGACAAGCACCACGCGGTCGCCTCCTCTCCTTCTTCCAACTTCAGCGCCGAAAAGTAGGTTTTCGCCAGCATATCCGTGCAGCCCAAAAAGATGTGCGCGTTGTCGGGGACGGTCTCGGGCGTAGTGAACGTATAAGCGTAGCGTGTCCACTTCTGTCTGTCAACGTTAGGACAAGAAATGTAGCGGTTGACCTCTTTCGAGATCGCTTGCACCGCCAGAATGCCTCCCGCCCCCTTCGAATAAATTGAGATTGTGTAGGTCGTGTTCGGGCGCAAGAGACCAGCAATCTCCAAAGAACCTTTAATCCAATTCAAATCTTTAAGCGCGCACACGGCTTGTGCCAAAGGGTGCACTCGGTCGGTTTGCGACGGATCAAAAGTAAAGCGGTCGAAATTTTTCCATCGGCGCACCTCCTCCATATTCCGAAAGCTCGTGCCGTCGATGAGGTTTGCCCCCGTCGGCGGTGCACTCTTACCCGCGTCGCCGTCCTTCGGCTTGGCTTGAATGAGCGTCCAATGTGTCGACTGCGCCGCGGGGGCGGTGTTGCCGTTGCCGCCGCGTGCCAATTCGTAGAGCGCGCCGTCGTGCCAAACGCGCGAAATCTCGAAAGCCCCCGTTTCGGGGTTCTGCAGCTCGTAGAAGTAGCGCGACGAAGCCGACCACAAACCGCGGTCGACACGCTCAGCAAGAGGACGCCCCGCGGGCGTGTAGCGAAGAATGTTTTGCGTAATGATGCCGCGAGCAAACACGTAGTCCGAAGCGTCGGCCACCGCCGCGCCGAAATGTTCGCGCAACCACGCGGGCAACTTGCCCACCACAAAGCCGTCGGACTGCGCGCCGTCGACAATCGGGGCGGAAACCTTCACGCGGCGCACGATACGGCCGTCGGTTGCGCTCTCCATGATATGGCTCTGGCGTTCCGGGTCGGTCGTGTTGCCCCACCGCGCCAGGCGCATCAGCGACACGGGCGGCGCATTGCGGCCTTCGGGCGTTTGGTTGTCGGCATAAAGGCTCGCCGTGAGCGTTCCCGCTTGGGCGTCCACTGCCTCAACACGCAACCACGAGGTGCGAATTTCGGCCGCGCCGCCTGATGCTCCTATGCTGTTGTAAGCCCCGCGCAGGACGTCGCCCGCCCGAAAGCCCGTCACGTCGCCTTGAAAGCGCTCTTGCAGCACCACCTTCCAACGGCCGTCGCGTTGTTGCTCGGCGCTTTTCACCAAGCCATTCTCGGTGTGGAAAACGTCGCCCTCGCTCAATGCAATGCGGTTGATCTGATATTCGGCCGCGCGAAAGAAGCCGCGCACCGCCATGCTCTGAAATTCCGCGTTTCCCGTCGCGTCGATGCGAGCCCCCGCGCCAGTGTTCAGCCCGTCCGCGAAGTTCGGCGTGCGCAGCGTTTCGGCTTCTGTCGCATGGGTTGCACGGTTGGCCGTCGCTGCCGTGGTGGCGTGCTCTGCTGTTTGCGCACTCTGCGCGCGGGAGGCGGTGTCGGCTGTATTGGCACGCTCCGCTGTCGTGGCATTCGTGGCGGTGGCGGCATGGGTGGCCTCATCGGCACGAGTGGCAGCGGTGGCACGGTCGGCGGTGGTCGCATGTTCGGCTGTCTTCGCCGTAGCGGCTCCCGCCGCCCCCCCCCCCCCCGCGCGCCCGGCGCGCCCGCGCCCCCGC